GATGTTGAGATTCTGAATTGAGTCTCCCAATATGACTAGGAGGGTTTTGTTCTCGTCGACCGAAAGGAGCCAATCGAGATCGTGATCTGCAGGATCGCGCCAGAGGAGCGATCCGGTTGGAACCTCAGTAGCCGGAGCCGGGGCCTGGGCCTGAGTAGTGGAGATCTTGCTGTCTTGCGCCGCTACGGTAATAGGGGCAACGAGCATAGAAATCACGAATGGGCCCACGAAACCGACAAAACAACCAACAACAAAAGTTACGGTGTGCGTGAAGATGCCTCTGATAACTGACATGGTCACTGTCTCCTTCTGAATGTGTTTATTAAACACATTCGAATGTGCTTTTAGGCATTCTGGAACACCCAGAATACCTATAGGCGGGTTATGTATTTATATCACAATATAGAGTCTTTTTTAACCTCATGGATACGTACAGTATCTAAAAAAAACCGGGCGCCTTATTAGGGCGCCCAGGGCTTTACCCTTTAGTTGCCGTTTTCGAAAAAGGCGCCCCAGGGTAGGTTCATGAGGCAGATAAGGAAGATTATCAGCAAGAACATTGTCGTTGTCTCCTTCTGAATGTGCTTTTAGGCATTCTGGAACACCCAGAATACCTATAAGCCGGTGTATGCATTAATACCACGCTTTGATCCCTATTTTAGGGCATCAAGGGACTACCTTGGTAAGAAGCCCCCTATTCCTTTGCAGCACGAGGGTCTTTTACATCGCACAGTTCCAGGACTGCTCATGTTCAATTATTGGATCTATTAGTTTTAGATATCCATCTACAGGAATTTCAATTCTTACTCCCTTTGGGGACAGTACATGTCCATTCAAGTACCTCCAACCAGATGGAAGCAATGCTGCAATTGCCATAGATGTGGTTCTGGTCTTCCAGCCGGCGTAAGAAATATACATTGTTTCATTGCAAGCATCAGGATCCCAATCTGCACGCTCCCAATCCATCCAACTAACGTTGCATCTTTTGGCTATGACATTTTTATGTAACCTAGCCTGTATCTCCATTTTATTGTTGATAGACTCTATTTTTACACTTCTGTTGTCTTTATTGGAGCTGTATTCATGTCCGCTCCAGAAACATTTTTGTAACTTTACATTTCTTAATGAATATCTGTGGTTCATGTAAAAACAGCCCAGTTTCCTGGGCTGCTCCTTTTTAGATGTTAGTTTATTTATTGAGGGGGTACTGGCTGTCTCAGCTGTTCCTTGCCTTGATTGGCAGCTTGCTGAGTTATTTGATCCAGCATTGATTTTACTACTGCGTGCAGATTTGGATCCTGTGCCTTGATTTGATCCAGGATTTGTCGTCTTTGCGGCGATCCAAGCGGTGCCGTTGCCATGATTTCGTTCACTCTAGCTTGCGCATCTGCAAAGAAGCTGTCCAAATCTTTGCTCGGCCCTGCCGACATCGGTCCTGCAACTCCATTTGGAGGCATTGATGCAGCAGGAGGCATCCCTTCTGCGCCCATTGTCTGTCCGGGTGCGGCAATGTTTGCACCTGGAGGAGCAGCCATGATCTGCTCGTTCTCTTGAGCTTTTTGCATTCGATCCCGGTAGATCTTCTCTTCTCGCATTTTGAACTCTTGTTCGATCTGGCGCTTCTTGAAAGTCTCCTTCCAGTCCAGGCCGAAAAGATTAAGCACATCTTGCTCTGCGGCAATGCCCTGCATCATCATCTGCAACATCAGCATTCTGCGCTCTATATCATCCGCATGGGTAGGACGCGTAAGGACCGCCTCGCATGGGATCCAGTTCAATATTGCGCTTATTCTGTCCACTATCCAAGACAACGTGAATTGCAGTCCATGTAGGAAGTGCGCCTCTCCGGCCTCAAATAGTCTTGCTGCAAATGGAGCAGTCTGAACGCTTAGATTTTTTCTGTATAGCTCTACTGGAACACCTATTCCATTTAGGAAGTCGGATTGCGCTTGCTCCAACAGCTGAGGCACCACAAACTGTTTGCCTTCTCCTCCAAGCAGTTGGTAGTTGACAGGTATCGGCATCCACTGCCATCCAGTTGGATCTTTTCTAGCCCTTTCCACTGAGCGCATGACCTGCTGTCCGAACGACCCTATGTTGATGGATTTCATGAAGTCGCCGCCTGCGCCTATCGATGCAGGGGTCACCATTCTAATGGGCAGCATGTGATCCATGGCTATCGTTTCATTGTTTCTCTTCAGTATTTGAGCGAGATAAGCATCCCTGAATCCAGCTATTACCGGAGGAAGACCCCATTCTCCAAGACGTATGTCGCTCAGGTTGCCTATAGAGAAGTGATGTATCATGTTTTCGCCGAATTGAAATAAGGTCCCAGATCTTACAGATTGCACTATGCCCCAAGGCACGCTTTCCAAGAAGGATTTGTTGGCAGCCTGGATCTGCTGTACGTCAGACGTAGGTATCTCGTAGTAGTATTGGGGTTTTCCTCCATACTGATGGCCGACTATTCGTATGTTTTTTATGTTCCATCGTTTAACGTATATTTCGTTTTCCTGCAAAGTAGGTCTGTCATCAGGATTCTTAATCTGACAGTGTTTGTTGCAGTGATTGCACTGATAACTAAAGCCTTGGTTTAAAGTAAATTTATAGTCAATGGACTGAATGGGTTTGCTAGAACTGCAGTTTGAACAAGTTAAAAATCTTTTAAATGGGGCCAAAACAGATATACAGCTATTGCCGTAAACCTTTACATCTCTGCCGATCATAAACATTAAAGATTTGATGTCCAGCTTTTCCACAAGAAACCTTTTATATTCATGGCTCTTGTCTTCGTCCTTTGCAAGGATGTTAATATCACATCCAGTGAAGTAAGACACTACATACTCTATGGCTTGAGCAAATGTACGATTGCTATAGTACATCAATTCGGCAATTTCAAATGCCTCATTAAGATTTGTAGGCATATACAGCGATGCATAGTCCAGGAATGGACTAGGCACGTTGTCAGCGTGGGCAAGAGTCCTGCGTTGAGGCGCAAAATTACCGCTTGATGGAAACCCTGTCATTAAATGTTATCCCCATTGTCCATCACCTTGGACAAAATACTTCTGGCAAATTCATTGCCGGCAAGCACTGCCCAATCATATGCAGTCAGCTCGTCGTTATCCTTATCATTCGGATTGATCATCGGATTAGCAATGACATAAAGCGAGATCAAGTAGTTCATTATGTGAGGCTGACTGTAGTATGCAGCCATCATGAGCAGGTTGTGTCCGCGCTTGTTTCTCATTACAATCAACTTTGGAAATTTGTCTAACAAAGCGTTCATAAGCACCAAGTCGCTGTTGATGGTAGCGCTTATCATTAGAGGAATGGCCTCTTGAATGTTATTGACTATTTTCATTCTTAGCCTCCTTTTGACTATTGTTGTTTTTGCAGTTGCACTTACACCTAGAATCGCACAATTTTACTTTATCTAGAACTTCATCGGACGCCGTTTTGATAACGTTAGTATCAGATTCGTTCTCAATAACTCCCTTTTTTACAAATTCATCATTAATCATTTTTAAACATTCTTTTAGGATTTATGTAAGTTTATCCAAAATTTAAACTAGAAATTTTTGGCATTAAATTCTGTTAATTTAGCACCCTCAGTACTAATACATACTTCATAGTTTTTAAATCTAACAATTCTATATTTAGTACTTGACACTTTAGTGTTTGTTTATCGACGGTACAGTAGAATTCTGGTATGGATATTCTACCATTTTCTCCCAGTTGTGCTACAGGGGGCCGCCAAATAGGCTTTAATGTCTCTTTGTCCAAAGAAATTTCCAACATTAACCATTCTTGTCCACCTCTATTAACATCCGCTCTATGGTATACGGCATTCAAACATTGAATTAAAAGCTTGGCTCCGTACCAGTCTATCTCAACTGACTTTGTTGTAATGGTTTGATTGGTAAAAGAAAGTACAGTAGGAAGGGCGTTTTCCCTTACTGCACCTTCTTTACTTTGCATTGGTTTTACGTTTAAATCTATTTTAGCATTTAGATCAAGTCCTGCCTGCATGAGATTTATTTTTTCAAATTCCTCTCTTTGTATAACTCCTCCATTTACCAATTTTGGAAATTCTCCAAGCGGCTTATGAAATGTTCGAGCTTCTGCAGCCGGAGGCACTGGTATGCCTGCAACTGCTGCCCATCCAAAGGAGTTATCTGTAACTTTTACAGGATCTTGCTTTTTAGCACCTGGGCCAACGCCAACCTTCATTCCCAGAGGAGAATTGGTGCTTGCTTTAGTAGATTTACTCGATTTGCTCATAAATCAATCCATTATTAGCTAGAGGTACCCTTAAACACCATTAGAGCTATAGGGGTGTTGATAGACTTCCGATAACTCTTCGTCATCTTGAGCACTACTCCTCCTCAGGATATGGTCCAACTCTTCAAATTCTTTATTTATTGTTATTGAAGATAAAGCAAGATTGTTGGCCTTGTTTATATGAAATATAACTCCTTGTTTGGCAAGGAGCTCTGAGACTTTTTCGTGCGCAGCTTCCATCGGCATACAGCATACGACATTATTGCTCAGTTTCAAGTTTATCTTTGTGCGGTCGGCTTTTAAAACATCAGACGACGTTCCAATAGGGCCCAGAAAGTGCTCAATATGCGCTATATTCATCAAGCCCGTACTGTAGCAAAGCAATAAGGTAATGTCTGGACGTCTTGTCGTAAACATACCATTTGGATCAACGGAATAATACAAAATTTTTGTATTATTACAGAATTTGCTTGCAATTGGTACAAACTTTTGGAATACGCCACAGCTATCAAACGTAGGCATTACTCCCAATGCCAAACATGCTTTCACCGGGAACATCTCGGGGCTAAGTCGTCGTGAAGAGTATCTGCTGTTTGGCCACTCGAGACTGTTGACCGCTGAGACGTATTGCCCGTACTCGCTAGTGTTAGCCAAGATAATTCTTTGCAGATTGTTAAAAAAGAATTCCAAGCCTTTTCTGCACAGTTCCAGCAAGCGAATATTGGCGAACACAGGCAGATCGCAATACAGTTTTTCCATGTTGCTGGATCTTCTGCTACTCCCCATCAGCGAAGCTAGCGTATGGTGCTGGAGAGAGATAGGCGACTCCTGGGATTCAAACCAGTGGTGGTCAAGGGTATATGGCCACTTGGAGTGCTTATTGGGTTTTCGCCACTTGGTCGCGCACGTTTCATCGAGGGCCTTGTCGGTTCTTTCTAAGTAAATAGAGATCCTCGGGACCACATTGTTCCATCTTATGCTGCAAATCTGATTGTTTATTTCCGTTTCCGATTTGCAGCATTCGATGAATTTTGCATATATAGAGGTTGTGCTATTTTCTTTGTTTTGCATGAACTGCTCTAGAGGGTAGTTACAACTGCACAAGGCTTCCAGCAAGCCTTTACTCTCGGGCAGCTTTATGTAGCCCATGGCGAATGCCTTAACCACGTCCTCAGCCTTGCACTTGAAGCCTCTAGACGAGCTACCAGGGTAAAATATCTTGGAGTTCATAGGAGTCGCCTTGAGCATTTTGAGACACTGAGCACTCAACTTAATTTGATTCTTTTTGAAGTCCTCATTTGTTTTCACCATTTTAACTTGTCTTGGCGGACAGTGCATACCTGGTTCGGCATCTGCCAAATTGTCTATGGTTTCCCCATCACCATAATTCAACATTGACGAGGCAGATTTAGCTATGCGGCAGAAATAGAATCCGTAGATTCCGCCGCCTTGACTCCAACCAATGTGCAAAGGTACATAAAGCATCTCGCCCACCATGAAGGCAGCTGGCGGCTGAGACTTTTGATTGATGTTAGTATCCAAATATGCAGTTGAGCCATTTAAACAGCACTCAAAGTAGTCCGGAGGCAGATCGAACAGCATTTTGGAGTTTGTAAATTTTTTAAGAAAAGATTGAATGTCTATGAAGTTTTTTTGTAAAGATACGAAGTATTTCATGTTTTTGCTCCAATAGGGGGGTGCACTAACTTCACATGCACCCCCTCTTGTTATTTTTAATTGTTTATTCTGATTGTTTTGCCGTATGGGGCTACGACGTCTGAATTCATTACCCACAGTACGTCGAATTTTGGGTCATCGCCAAAATCGCCGTATCCGTCGGTAAAGTAAACAAGCACGTCTACATCGGGCTTGTTTTCTTTCAAATGGTCCATGACCGGAACAAATGAAGTTCCTCCGCCGCCAATAAGCGACGGAATGGGCTCATCGTGTCGGACCCATTTTGCTCTGTTAACATTGTAATCAGCTTCCATCAAATAAACAGGCACTTTATACAGCTTTCTAATGGCATCCATTTCCGACACCCCCTTCGTTATGTCATTTCGCGACATTGATCCAGAGGTGTCTATGGAGAACGCAATGCTGGGTTTTTTAGCCCCTGTTCTGCTTGTAAGAATTATGTCTTGATACAAATACCTTCGATTAGGCGGAGTGAATGTATACCTGTTTTTGCTATTCATGCAAAACTTTTGCCTGAGGTAGTATGCCAGGACGTTGTACCAGGCCACTTCAGGATTTATCAATTTATCTATTTGACGCTCCATGAACTTTGGACAATTGCCCGCCATTCTACTCCTAGTGGCTGCCTCTAAGCCAGCCTCAGCCCATTCCTTGCCGTCTTTCGGAGTGTCCTCGGACTTATCCCTTATGTTGTCTCCTTTAGGCTCTTCTCCTGGCTCGAAATCGACGATGTCGTTGCTGTCATTTAGACCTGAACTTTTGTTTTTACTATTGCTTTTTTGACTCTTATTTACCTTGTCTACATAGGTTGCCGCCTCTGCAGCCAACTTGTCGTACACCTGCTCGGTGGTCACAGAGTTATGGTCTATATCTAGATTTATGGATGTGCAAGTAACGTATTTAGATATGTATTCATTAGAAATGTTGTTTTCATTGAAATGATCTTTAAGCATTTCGTTGATTAATACATCGCCAGCGATGTTCCACATGTGGAGATCTCTTGCTCCACGTCTGTTGTGGTGGTCTAGTAGCAAGTGCATAACCTCGTGGGCAAGGACAAAATGAATGTGGTTATCGCACAGAGAATCGAAAAA